AGATCTTCTGGCAGTTAAAACAGTGGTCGGGGCCTACGCCGTCGTCCCTGGCGCCGAAGAGCCATTCGGCGAGGCCCCGAAGGGCTCCCCCTCGACGATCAACAGCTGCGCCGCCTCCGTCACCACGCCCAGGATCTGGTCACTCAGCGCCTCGTCCAGCAGTAGAACTTCGAGTACATCGCGCTCGATGGGCGCAGGGGCGCCGTCCTCGGTTTCGATGCCCGTCCAATCCGCAACGCCGACGAGCGCGCATTCGACTGCCGTCAGCCACATGCCGATGCCGATCAGATACTGGGCATAGGCGACGGGATCATTGTCTTTCATCCGCTTCCAGCCGCGCACGCCGCCCTTCGGCAAAAGGTCGTGCTTGACGAGAAGGTTCAGCAGATCCGCATCGTTCCGGAGAATGGCCTGGGCGGCGTCGCGGGCGCTGTCCCACTCCGGCGTCCGCAGCCGTCGAGCAGTGATGGTCACGTCGGCATAAGGGAAGCGCAGCGCCTTCGTCACAGGCCCCAGCTTTAGGGCGACGCGGACGCTCATGTGTAAGCGGCCACGTCATTGGTGATGATGATTTGAGCCGCAGCCGCAGCCGCCGTCTGATAGGGCGACCAGTTGATGGTGCGCTCGATCTGGCCGGGTCCACTGATCGGAATGGCGCTGGGCGCCAGCAGGGCTTGCGGGTGGCGCAGGCGGATCAGATGCCCGGTCTGGACCCCGAGCATGCGGAAGGTCGCAGCGAAGGTGTCTTCCTCCTCGTCCATCTGGTCGAAGACCGCGCCGATCGCACGGAACGAGGCCGAGCCGGAATGTTGGGTCGCGTTGGGTCGCAGGCTGGACACCGTCGGCGTGGCGCTGAGGAAGATGCCCTCCTGCAGCTGGCGGCTGAAGCTGAACGATCCCGTCAGCATGTTGCCGGCGGCGACGTCGTCGACTTCGAACAGGGCGCGCAGGATGGGCGCCTCGGTCGGAACGGCCGTCACCGTGCCGACAGGGAAGGCCGTCAGCTTTTTCCGGCGCAGGCCGGCGAGGCTGATGTTCAGGTTGAAGTCCTGGGTGTTCTCCCCAGTGAACTGGGTCGAGAGCTGGGACATCGTCAGGCCCTCATAGACCCGGATGTCGTTGTCGCCGACCTTGATGGCCAGGTCGAAATACTGCTCCGCCTTGGAGCCGCTTTCGAACGCGTGATCGAACAGCTCGCCATTGGCGACAGCCGCGGCCGGCGGTCCCATCGCTGCGCGCAGCAGCAACGGCAGCTGACGCGTATCGGCGTCGACCACCAGCTCGCCGGTCAGGCGGAAGAAGCCCTTACGCGGTCGCGTCGGATCCAGCACGTTCTTGCGGATGCCGGGATTGCCCAGCTTCGTCCGCTCGCGCCATTCCTGCGCAGGCGTGATGGTCAGCGACAGGAACTCGAAGTTCTGCCAGACGGTCGGCGCCGTCTCCAGGTTCGCGCGGCGGCCGATGCGGGTTTCGCAGTCGCCGCCATACCAGACGTCAGCGGGCATGGGTCAGTCCTCCTGGGCGTCGGTGACGCCGGCGATGGCCAGGTCGCGCTCGGTCGCGCGGCGGCCCTTGTCGTTGGAAATCGCGCCATCGACGGCGCTGGCGTTGACCTGATGCAGGCCAGCCTCTGGGGTGACGATCCATTCCAGCTTGGGCTTGGGGCCCGGCTTGGATTTGGTGTCGTTCTCGGTGTCGTTCTCGGTCGTCATCGGGGCCTCCGTCAGGGCGTGCGGCCAAGCGCGTCGCTGGAGCGAACGCGAATGGTGAAGGTGATGAAAAAGGTCTGCCCGTTCGGGGGCAGCTCATCGTCAGTTTGCTCGCCGAGGATGAGGCGTTCGGCCAGACCTCCCAGGGTCGGCTCCCGATCTTGAAGCGTGGCGAGCCCCGCCAGTGCGTCCTCGACCCGGTTGGCCCGGCGCAAGCGGTCGGGGCCGGCGATGGCCAGCTCGACCTGGCACTGACGCTCCACCACATAGCGGGGCATGGCGCCGCCCAGCAGCGTGCGAACAGCGCCGGTCCTCACCTTCATCAAGGCCGCCGCCTGGATCAGGGTCTTTTCGTCGCCCGTGGGGGTGAAGGGAGCGGACGGGTCGATCTTTAGCGCAGACACGGCAGGAATGAACCCGGCCGCCAGCAGGCTGTCGGCGATCAGCGACGCCAGATGGTCATACGCGGGCTCAATCATTGGACGGTCCCGACAGAAGGGTCTGCGTGCCGGGCTGCTCGAAGTATCTGATGAACAGCTTATCGATGGCGGCAGAAGCGTTGCGCTGTGCACGTTCGCGGATGACGCTGCCGCGCAGCATGCGAGGGAGACGGGCTTCCTTGACGAGGTAGAAGACCACAATGGTGGTCAGGCCGTTGCCCGTCCGCAGGGCGGTCGCGCTGGCCTTGCGAAAGGATCCGGGGCGCGATGCGCTGGCCCGCGCCTCGGCCACGAGCAGGGAAGCCTTGCCCGCACGGTAAATCAGCCGCAGCTTTCCGAACCGTGCCTCGGCGATGGCGAGGGTGTTGTTGCGCTGGCCGCTGCGACCGCCAGGGCGTGGAACGCGGCCGGTTGGCCAGACGTCCGGATTAGGAATGAGCAGGAAGTGACCATTCGGCGACCGCACCGTCGTCGCCTGTTCGAAGGCGCGCTGCAGGATCGGGAACGTCGAATAGACCTGAGCGGCGGGGTTGAGGCCCCTGTTCTTGTATTTGCGCAGACGAATGGTCTTCGTCATGCGCGCGGCGTTGCGCAGTCCCGACTGGGCAACGTCCTGTCGCCACTTCGCCTGGACCTGATCGCCCGCATAGTCGAACAGCGCCGCCTGAAGGGCGCCCTCAACATGCTTCAGCGCGTCGCTTGTTTCCTTATCGAAGTCCCCGACCAGCGCTGCTTTAAGCTGGACAAAGGTCGTCATCCCGGCTGGACCTCAAAAGCCCACCAGCGCCCGTCGTCCTCGGCGACGGGCGCCTCAGCGGCGGCGTAAATGTCGCCCAATACGCCGCCGGCCAGCACCAGCTGAAATCGATGACCTTCCGCCAGATCCGGGCAGACCGCCCGTGCGACCTTCATGACGGGCCGAGATCGCGTGAAGCTCATCCCGTTCAATCGGTCAGCTGCGCGAGGGTAATCGATCATGATGCGGACAGGCGCCCAAACGTCGTCGCCTGCGGAATAAAGGGCGTCGTCGCAAAGGTGTTCCTCAATCGTGCTGTCCAGATCGGCCAGGAGGTCGCTGAAGTTCATTTCGACCTCCTGGCCGTCAGGATCAGATGGCCGGGATCAGCTTGACGCGACCAGTCAGTTGACCGGCCGGTTTGGCTTCCGACAGATATCCAACCTTCTGGTTGGAGCCGACCGTGGTCGTCAGCGTCTTGGCGGTGTCGTCCCAGTAGACCTTGGCGAACTGGGCGACTGCGGCAGTGGGGATAGGCAGGCTGACCACGCCCTCGACCACAAAGGCGAACGGATCACCTTCGGACGCTGTGGATGCCGCAACGCCGAACGCTGCGCCGAGAATGTAGGCGTTGCCGCCGATGACGCCGCCGGCGGGGGCGATGCCGTCGAGGATGTCCCCGACCTGAACGAAGTTCTTCATGGTGATGATCTCTCGAAAAGGGGAGGGGCAACCGCAGCCGCCCCGTCGTTACAGGGAGCGGTTACTGGCCGGCGTTCTTGTAGCCAGCGCGCGGATCGACAGCGCCGAAGGCGAAGTCGTGGACGACCTTCCAGACGAAGCCGTCCTGGTTATACGGCTCGTGCTGGCTGACCATCGGGGCCTCGGCATCGCGAAGGTAGCCGTAGACGAAGGCCGCCAGCTCGTCGGGGTCCGTGAACAGACGCCACGAGTTGTCGGTGATCCGCGCCGAAACGGCCAGGGTCAGCTTGCCCGCGAACGGGTTGTATTCGGCCTGGGTCGTGGCGTTGACCTGGGCGAGGAAGGTCTCGGCTTCCGTCTCCTGGGTCGGACCCACCAGCAGGATCTTCGGCGCGTAACCGAGAATCTCGTCGCCGATGCCTTTCTGCTGGCGGATGGCGGTGCGACCGGCGCTGACGGTCGCCTTGGCGATGGCGCCGCCCGAGGCGGCCAAGTTGCCGTGCGCAGCGTCGAAGAAGGCCTTGCCGTCGGCCAGTTTCAGCCCATTGCCCGAGTTGGCCAGAAGGGCGTCGAAGGCGACCTTATCCTCGGTGCGTGCAGCGGCCCGGCCTGCGCCGGCGGCCATGTCCGAGAAGGCGCCCAGATCGTCGTTGATCAAAGCCTGACGGGTCAGGGCGATATTGCGCGCGCGCGTCTTAAGGCCGACGCTTTCGCCCGAATCCGGGATCGAACCGTGCTTGATCTCGCCGCTCTGGGTCAGCTCCTCCAGCATCGGGAACTCGCCGATGCGCAGCATGGCGTGAGGACGGAAGTCCTGGAAGTTCCGGCGAGCGGCGAAGGTCCGATAGATCGGCTGGGCCTGCTGATAGGCGGACAGCAGAACGCGGTTGGCGGCGGTGCCCAGAATCGTCGGGAAGTCCGACGTCGTGTGCATGCCGACCGATCGTTCGATGATCTCGATTTCGTCGCGAGACTGGATGCCGTTGCGTTCGGCCATCATCTGCGAGATGCGGACACCACGGTACGGCCGCCCGCGCTCGGTCGGCGCGGTGTGAGTCATGCGTGAGACCAGAGCCTCGATCATGCCTTCGCGCTGATTGGTGCCTTCCTCGCCTGCACGACCCGCCGTGTTGGCGGGGATCATGCCGGTCTGGGCCTGCTGCGCGCGGGCGGCCGAGAACAGCATGGCGCGCTCGATACTGGCGACGGTCTGGTTCGGATCGCTGATGAGCGAGCGCACTTCGGTCTGGACTGCGTCGCCGAAGGTAGCGGCAGTGTCCAGCAGGCGCAGGCCGTCGGCCAGACCGATCCCGGGCTGGGCGGCTGTGCCGGGAACGACGGGAGCGGGCTGATGGGCGCGCTGCTCAGTCTGCACCGGCGGGGCAGGGGCCGCAGCTGCGGCAGCGGCGGCGGCAGGGTCCGAACCGTGGTCGGTGTTTGCGTTTAGCGCGGCCGAAGCCACGCCGCCAAGAATGCGATGACGCATGTCGGTAGTCTCCTGTGGGGGGGTGGCCGAAGCCGGGTCTCCGGGGGATTGACCTGCCGAACGCACCCCGGCGTTCGCGTCGGCAGGAACTGAAACGAAGCTCACCTCGCAGAGCGTCCAGCGGCTGACCCGCCAGATGTCGCGGCCCTCGTCGATGCCGACGATTTCCATGGCTTCGATAGTGTAGCCGCAGCTGATCCCGCTTAGCTCGCCGCGAGCGACCATGCCCTCGACCAGCCGCCCGAGATCGGTTTCTGCGAAGACGATGCGGCCGACGAGGTTGCCGCCTTCGAACCGCGCCTCGGGCACGGTGCCGACGATGGCGTTGATCTGGCGGTCGTTGTGGTGGTCGAGGGCTTTGACTTGGCCGATGCCGACCCGCGAGATGTCACAGGCCTCGGGCGAGACATCCAGCTCCTCGAAACCATACCAGGTCTGGCGCCGGGCGCCGGTCGAGAAGATCGCCTCGACGGACCGAGTGGCGGCGTCGTAGGTCGTGGGAATGAAGCGCGCCATGCGCTGCTGCACTTGGCCATCTACGCCAGCTGGGCGAGATGCGCCGCCAGCGTCCGTGTTCGGCGCGCGAGCGACCGCGCCGCCCATCAGTCGGTTCCGCAGGTTCATGCTGGAGTCCTATTCTCAGGCTCGTCCGCGCCGGTGAGCGCGGCGATGATGGTGGCCTTGGAGGTGTCGCCCGACCGGACGGCGACGGCCGCCTCGATGAAGCCGGCGTTGAGCGCGGCGGCGTCGCCGCTCTCCATCGCGTCGATCATGCGGCCGAAGAAGCTGACCGTGTCGTGAGCGATAAGTTGAGCGCGGCCTTCGTTGTCGTCGCCCAACTTAGGCTTCACCCATCCGGTTGAGGGCTGGAGGGCGCCCGAACCGTTCACGCGGCTTGGATCGGTGTCGAGCACCAGACCGAGGTCGATGATGACCTTCTGGATCTCGGCCCGCTCGTTAAAATGCTCTCGCCATTCGATGCCGCGCTCGGCCAAGGCTTCGCGCATGTTCTCGAACCCGGCGCGCTGCTCCATGATCTTGGCGGCCACGTCCTTGACCGGATCGACCCAGGCGCGGGGCGGCGGCGTCCAGACGGCCGTGACTTCGGCGAGACGGGGCTCGCCCAGCTCCAGCGCCTTGCGCTTCATCAGTCGTTCGAACGCCGGATCCAGAAGGTGCGGGATGAGGACGTTCTGCTGAATGTCGTCCAGCAGGGTGTTGAACGCGATCTTGGCGGCGCGCAGGCTGGAATAGTTGGCCTGCGAAACGTCGCCGGTCATCAGATAGTCAGGCAGGCCCATGCCGGCGGCGACGCTTCGAAGCTGCTGGCGGGCCCACGTGTCGCTGTCGCCGTCCGACGTCGGCTGGAAAGCCGTGAAGGTTTCACCAGGGATGCCCTCGACAACCATGCCGGGCGACAGGCGATCCAGAGCCGGGGAGCCGGACGCGATGCCTTCGTCGCCTTCGACGTCTTCGGTGCCGGTATCCGCTTCGTCCTCGTCGGCGCTCAAGGTGCGGATAAGGCCGATGCAGGCCTGCATCCTCTTCTTGGTGGCGATCGACACGTCCAGTTCTTGGAGGGCCCGGACGACCTTCATCGAAGGCGTGATCCATGGCACGCCACGCGTCTGACCAGGGCGTGTCGGATTGAACAGGTGATCGAAGTGCGCGGCATCCACGCGGCGCGTCTTGCGAGCGACCCCGAAGACGGGATCGCCGGGATGATCTTCGAGCAGATGGTAGGCGACACGCTTGCCGCCGGCGAACTCGACCCCGGCGACGATGCGTGGTCCGCCGAAGCCGAACACATTGCCGTGCGGGCTCTCGATGAGATCGCCCTCGACCACCGTCATGATGGCGTCGGGGATGCCCTTGTCGGGTGACCAGGCTACGCCAGCGTCGCCACGCTCGATCATCGAGAAGCAGGCGAGCCGCTGATTGCCGTAGAAATCATGGCGGCCGTCAACCTTGGACTTCGCCCAGGTCAGGTAGACCTTCTGAGCGAGCGCCTGGACCACCGGATCGGAGTGAACGGCGCGGGCCTCAATGCCGTCCCCGATCAGGTTGGCGACCAGCTGGCGGACGGCCGAGGCGACATACGGGTTGTTGCGCACCAGGTCGCTGGACCGATTGCGCAGCGTCGGAAGATCCGCGTTGATCTCGGCGTCCGCGTTTCCGCCGCCGGCACGCCAGTCGCGGGTCAGACGGTCATGGCGGGCGCCGTCGTAGCCCCGCGACGCGCGAAGTGCGCGGCGGGTCTCCTGAACCATATCCGACTTCGCGCGCGCGACCAGGCGGCGCTGCTTCGCTTCAGGGTCGAACCAGCCGACGATCTCGTCAGAGAGCGCCATCAGTTTGACCCGATCGATACGCGGCGAAAGCGCGTGCGGCGCTTACGAGGGGCGGACAGGCCTTCGAAATAGCCGATGGCCGTTTCGATCTCAGCCACCGAGCGGTACGTCTTGCGGCGCCCGTTGCTCTCGATGGTGACGACGCCCGAGGCCATGCCCGCGCGCAGTTGCTCGATCTCGCTGACGTAGTTGTCGGCTTGCGGCATCGCGGCCTCCTTCAGCTACCAGACCGCGTCGCCCCGGTCGCCCGTGCTACGCGTCCGGCGACGGCGTTTTTTGGTCGGGATCGGCGCGGGTGCCGGCGCTGCCGGCACCTCCGTCTGATCCTCGTCGGGGCGATCATCGCCGTGCTCGGGGGCAGGTTCAGTCGGACGGGACATGGCCGCTCCTACTTTGGCAGCCTGGACGTTCAGCTTCAGTCCCGCCGCCAGCAGGCCCTTCAAGGCGGCGTAGGCATAGACGCGGCAGTCGAGACCTTCGTTGGCGCGGCCTGGGATGGCCTGCCAGACGAAGTAGCGCTGACCACCCTCGACCTTCACCACCAGGCGCTCGGCCGTGATCTGGTTGAACCAGTTGAAATCCCGATCGGCTGGATAGTGCATGTAGCCGGGGCCCGGCGCCGTGAGCGCCAGCCGGTGCGAGATCACGTCTTTGGCGGTCTGGGTGCCGATGATGAACGGCCGGAACTTCGAGACCTTCTTCTTCGTCGGCTTTCTGGCGGGCCAGACAGGCGAGCGTTTGCCGGCCCGATCACTGGCGCCCTTGATCGCCCATATCTGGCGGCCGAGGCGCGCCTTCGAAAACTCGTAGACCGAATCCGTGTGGTGACCGCCTGAGTCGTGGCAGGCCGCTGCGATGCGAAGTTCGCGGCCGTCCTCGCGGCGGAACGTCTTCAGCAGATACTGATCGACCTTGGCCTTGGTCGCCGGGTCGTCGAAGGCGCCGGGGATGATCTCGTAATCGATCGACCACGACTCCTCGTCATGGCCCCAGCCCACCACCTCGATCTCGACGCGGTCGTCTTGGGTGTCGATCCCTGCTGTGAGGATGGCCACGCCCGCCGGGCAGTGACCCTGTTTCCAGTTCTCCCGGCGAGCCGCGAGAGTCTCGGCCGGGATTTCCTTACCGGCATGACGCCTATACGGCAGGCCCATCTGGGTGTTGACCCAGGCCTGCATCTTGTCCTCGTCGCCCTTGGCGTCCAGAAACTTCTTCGCGATCCGCGCCGGCGCATCCTTCGTCGTCCAGGGACTGAACAGCTTGCCCGCCTGGAAGCTGGCGTGCTCGTTCGGAACCGCCCAGTCGCCGCACCCTCGACACTTCGCACGGTAGACCGCCCAACGCGGGCCGGCCCACCAGTCCCAGATATGCTCGACCGCGCCCTCGGACTTGGCCTTTGTCAGCGCCTCATACGCTTCCAGCGGGATTTGACGTTCGCCGCAGCAGATGAAGGGGCGGGTCTGGTGCCAGCGGATCGTCTGCAACGCGCGGAGCCGCTCGCCCTCTGACCATCCGGTGCCGCAGCCTTCGCAGAACACCTGCGCGGTTGCGGTCTTGTGGACCTTCTCATGCCCCTGGATTTCGACCTTGTCCCACTGGACGTGGTCCCATTTCAGAAACTGCCGGTGACCGCAGTGCGGGCATGCGGCGCTGGCGCGGCGCTGATCGCCATCCATGTAGCTGGCTTCGATGCGGCTCTGCCCTGAAATCGTGGGCGAGCAAACCCGGATGCTTTTCGCGTTAGAAAAGGTGGCCTGACGTTCATCGCCCAGGACGATGGGGTCGCCTTCCTTCGTGATCGGATATTTGTCCACCTCGTCGTAGAGGGTGACGCGGATAGGCCGACGGGCCAGGTTGTCAGGGCTGCCGGCACCGACCAGGGCGAGGAAGCCGCCGGGGAACGCCTTGTAGAGCAGCGTATCCTCGGACTTCCGGGTGTGCCGATGGCCGACGATCTCCTTCAGGACCGGCGTGACCCGCACCATCGGTGCGATGCGCTCTTTCGAGAACGCCTCGGCGGCGTCCTCTTTCGGCTGGACCAGCAGAATGGGGCAGGGGTCGAGGTGGGCGTGATACCCGAATACGTTTTCCAGCAGCGCCGTCTTGAGCAGCTGCGTCGAGACCATCGCGGTGATGATCAGAACGCCCGGCTCGGTGTGCGCCAGCATCGGCCCGCGCGCGATCTCGACTGTCGAGGTTTTCCACCCGCCGGACGTGCTGCCGGCTTCAGGCGCTAGCTTACGATACTGATCCGCCCAGTCCGGCAGGCTGAGCCGAGGCGGCGGCGCCCATGCCCGCTGCGCTGTCCGGCGCAGCTTGTCCATCTTGTCGAAGTGGGTAACCGGGTTCGCCCAGGTCGGAGAGCTGCTGGTGGACATGGGCAGTCAGCACCTCCGCGACCCGTTCAGGACTGAGCCCCAGGTCGGCGGCGATCAGCGGCCCAACGCGAGATGGGAAGTTGAGCCAGGCATCTCGCTGCAGGCGGAACATTTCGAACAGCACGCCCTCGGCGTCGGCCAGCTCGATGACTTCGCCCGCCCGCTTCCTCGCCTCGATGAGACGGAGCAGGGCCAGGCCGTTTTCCTTGATCGTCTGGGCTGTGATCAGATCGACGTGGTGGCCCTGGGCCAGATTGTTCACGAAGGAAATCAGGCCGGGCGGAAGATCCGCCTGATCCTCGATCGCCTCGGTTAAATCGGCGGCCAGGCCGACGGGCGGTTTACCCGGTTGACGGTTGACGGTTGACGGGGTCGGAGCCGCCGAGGTTGACCGCTCGGCGAACCGGCCGAGACCGGCATGCATCATGATCCGATCTGACGCCTCAACGTCGATCTTTCCGTCCACGATCTTCAAGCAGCCCTTGGCTTTCCACTTGGTGGCGGACTGCTTCGAGGTGCCGTGCATTTTGGCGTATTCGGCCATGCTCACGAAGGCCATCGTCAACCTCCGTCAACCGTCAACCGGGTTTCGACCCTGTAGCTGCGAAACGTACATGCCTCAGCTGCCCGTATACGGCGCCAGGGGCGGGGGGAGGACCCGTGCCCCCCCCCCGGGGGTGGTCAGCTGTGATCGGCTCCGCGATAATGTCGGCCCCTTGAAGGAGGCGATCATGAGACGACTTGCGCTGATCAAAGCGACGGCAATCGCCCTCGTTGCGGGGAGCTGCACGCAGCAGGAAGTGTCTGAGCCGCAGCCCGCAGACCTACGCGTTACGATTCCCGTAGAGATCGGTAAGGCATACTATCGTGGCGGCACTCGGATTCCGGTGAAGGTCATGAACCTCACTGGACGCGACCAGAGTTACATCCTGATCGAGTGTGGCATCTATGCAAATGGCGAACTGATTGAGACAGCGCAACGCATATGGAACGACGTCCCCGCGGGTGAGATGGCTACCGGTGACCTACTCCCGAACGCAACCAAAGCAGATCGAGTGGATTGCCGACCTTCGATCAAGCGGTGACAAGAAACGGCCCCGCGCTCGTGTGAGGCGGGGCTGATGTTCTGGACGCGCGAAGCGAACTTGGCTTTTGTCCCCTTGTTCGGTGGCCACGTCAAGCCGCTAGGCGTCGGTCGCGGCGGGCCTTCTCCAGTCGTCCAAGGTTGTCTTTCACCCAGACCAAAGAGGTGCAGGCGGCGCGCACGGTGGCGGCCTGAGCATGGCTGTGGGTCTCGCCTGTGCAGCGCTGGACCACGCCGCGCCAACGGGTGATCAGGTCAGCGTCTGGCTTCAACAGCTCCATCAGCATGCGACCGTGTTGCGGCGCCATGTTCTCCATTACGACCTCTAGCCGGACGCTGGCTTGGATCATGGCGTCGCTGATGTTCTGGCCTGGGGGGCCATCGTTTGACGCCCGAACATGATCGGGCCGGCGCTCTTGGGCGTTCTCACCGTTCGCCGTGCGCACCAACTCTTCCAGCCAATCGACGGCGGCGCGCTCTTGGCACTTCGCCAGCAGCAGGGTGTTGAAGCAGTTCAGGCGCCATGCTCCGGTGAGCCGTCCGGTGCGCTTATCCACATTGACCGCGGTCGAAGGCTGAGCCCGCAGCCGCGCGACTTCTGCGGCGTTCTCCATCCTCTCGGCCTTGTGTCGTGCAGCCGCCGCAGGGTCGTGAGGCTTGTTGCGTTTCCGGCTCATGCGGCTGCTCCGTGGTTCTGGTGATGGTCGTTGTCGTGATCAGCCAGCGGACGGATTACGCCCTCGGCTTCCAGCTTCGCCCGCATGGCCGCGCTCATGTGACTGCCGGCCGGCAGCGGCGCGGATGGGGTCGGCTTCAGGCGAGCCTTCTGTGCGGCCTGTTTCAGACGATCCTGCGCGGTCAGCTTCTCCAAGGTCTCAGCCAGCTGGGCTTTCACGACCTCGGGATCCGGCTTCTCGACCTCGACGACGGGCGGCGGCGCAGACAGAGCCCGCGCCTTCTCCACGGCTGCCCGCGCCCGGTTGTACGCCCGGGTGAACCGTCCGCACGCGTTGCTGTTGCGGGCCATGTGCGCCAGCTTGCCCGGCTTCGGCGCCCACTGGCTGTCCGGAAGGGCGATATAGGCAACCATGCCTGCTTCGATCGACGACGCGGTCAAGCCGTCCAGCGCCTCGAAATAATCGGCATAGAAGGCTGCCCATTCGACCTCTGTGCGCGCGGTGCGCAGATCGCCGAACGTCTGTTCGCGACTCTTGATGATCCGGACGATGTCGTCTTCCGAAGCCGGGCGCAGCGCTTCCTGACGGAGCGCGGGCATCATCATCGTGGCCTGGCTGCGCAGGACCTCGCTCTCGGCGATCACCTTCTCGGCGACCGCGTCAGAGGGCTCGTCGAGCAGCCAAGACCTCAGAGGCCCAGACAGCGCCGGCAGACGCACGGTCTCGGTTCTCGCGGCGGGCAGATTGGCTGGCGGAAATGCGGTCATGGGCTTGGCCTGCATGGTGGTTGGCTTCCGGGATTGAGAGGGCGGCTCGGTTGTCCGCGATGGATTGGGCGATGGCGCCGTCGAAGAACTTCCAGGATCCGATCGGCTTGCGCTGGCGCTGCGCGATCGCGACGACTACCGGCAGGATGTCGTGTGCCCATGACGCACCGTCGCGGCGCCAGGCGTGAAGCCGGCCGGTCGTGGTGACGAGGCCGGGCTGGCGGGACGGGTCTAGCCAGCACGTCGAAGCCTCGGCGACGAGGAGATCGGCATGAACGCGGGCGTCACCCTCGGGCCAGTCGTCCGAGGCAATGACCGCAACCACCGGCTGGACCACCGCTGACCGGTCATTCGCGGGCTCGTGCGCGACAGCAGCAGCGTCTGACGGTTCCCCTAACGGTTCGAACATAGTGGGACCCGACACACAGTCGGGTAGGTTTGGACCAGATGTCTGTTTGGATTTTTGGACTGGTTGTCTGTTAGGCGACCTATCCGACTTTCCGTCTGTTAGGCCGTTCTCCCTCCGTTCAGGGTGCTTAGGACCTATCGAAACGATCAAATCAGACGTGCGAGAGCCGTTCCTGCGGTGCCGTCGTTCGCGGATGATCCAACCCATCGCCTCGAAGGCTGACAGCGACCGCTCTACGGTCTTCACTGAGCAGCAGGCTTGAGCCGCAATGGTCTCCTGACCGACGAACGTGGTGCCGTCAGGGCCCACGTAGTTGGCCACCACAAGCAAAACGGCCTTCTCCGTCGCCGTCGCGCATGACTGATCCAGCGCCCATGTGATGGCCTGGACACTCATGCTGCACCACCGAAAAGGGCAGCAGTTTCTGAGTTCAAACAGGCCTCGCGCTCGCTTGTGAGGGCATCCAGCTCGGCGGCGACTTCGGCTATGGCGTGGTCCAGCGACTCGATCTGGCGCGTCGAGAAATGCGCCATGGCGTCCGTGGCGATCTTTTGCAGACGCGGATTATCTGCCATCGCCTTGGGTGCGCTTCGGTCGGCGTGGAGAGCAGTGGTGTGATCTCGATTGCCGAGCAGCCGTCCGATGGCCGGGTAGCTCATGTGCGGACACTTCTGTCGGATCAGCCAAACTGCGACGAAACGTGCATGGGCATAATGCCGTCGACGCGATGGGCCGGTCAGGTCCTCGACCGTCATGTCTGCGGCCCGAGCGACATGGGATAATACGTCTCTGGCGCGGATCATGGCCGACTCCGCGTGAATAGCTGTTCTGCCCGGGCACGTGCCGTAATGCCGCCGACTATGGCCTGCTGTGCCTTGGCTGCGATGATCGACGAGGCGCCAGCCGGATCGAGCGACGCCGTAAGCTGCTCCCTGATGGCGTCCAGCATCCCTTCCATGTGTCGGACGCGGTCGTTCGCCGGCACGGCCATGATCGCCACCACCGTCGCCACTCTGGCGTGGGCCAGCACCTGGGCCTCGCGCGCCCGGTCTTCTGACCGACGTTTGCCGCTGTCGATGCGCTGGATCGCCACAGTCTCTGGGTTTTGACGGTGCCGATTCATGCGGCGACCTTTTCATGGGTCGGCGCGCACCAGCCTTTGCGGAAGGCAAGAGCGATTACGGATGCCTTCGTGGCGCCGGGGATGGTTGCGGCGACCTCGGCTGCGGTCTTATTTCCGGATGCGAAGTCGCGTTTGACGATCGCTGCCAGTGCTGGCGTCCAGACGACCTTCCCGCTCTTGATAGACCGGGGCTTGAGACGAAGGCGGGAAGCCCAGTGCAATACACCACTATCCGAGAGGCCGAACCGTGCTGCCAGCGCCGAGGTCTTCACGCCCTGCTCCCAGAGATCCGTGAAGCTCTGATCGGCCCGCGCTTGGCGAGAAGCTTGCCCATCGGGAGCGACGGGACGCAGCGTGACCAGCACCTGGGCGGCTTCGATTTCAGACCGACAGGCCATGAACGGACGCACGTCCGCCTCGCAGCGTCCGATCATCTTCGCGACCTGGGCGGCCGTGGCGCGACTGCCCAACGCCGCACGGGCCTGGGCGATTTCATCATAGCCCACGGCGCCGCGCCGCGAGGTCGCGAATGACCCGGCGCCCGACAGCGCAGCTGATGCGTTGACGCTGATCGGCATGGAGATCAGACCTCGCCCAGAGCGGAGAGGTACAGATCAAGGATGGCGTCCTCTTCCTGACGCTTGGCTTTGTCGATCTTCCGGGTGCGCAGGACTTTGCGCAGCACCTTCACATCGTAGCCCTCGCCTTTGGCCTCGGCGAAGACCTCCTTCATGTCGGTCATGACGGCCTGCTTGTCCTCTTCGAGACGCTCAAGGCGTTCGATGATGGTGCGAAGGCGTCCGGCCGACGTCGACGTCAGGACATCGGAATGGGGTTCTTGCGGGGTGTCGGTCATGTCAGGCTCCGTAGGTTCGGCCCCGAAGGGCATTGAGGGTGAAGTCGCGGCGAGCTCTCCGCTCCCGGCCGACCTGGCGGTCTGCGCCACGGGCGGCGGCGTTGCGCTCGCGCTGTTGGGATTGGCGATGGAAGGCGGCGAAAGCGTCATCGACCGCAGGCATGGGAAGGGGCGCGTCAAACAGGTCGGCGTCTCGCACCGGCTCGCGGAAGCACCCGCAGTTCCTGCACCGCGCCCAAGGCATCAGATCAGACGCTCCCGGTGCAGCAGGGCCATCAGGCCTGCATGAAGACGGGACAGCAGAGCGCCGATCATCCGACGCGCCCGACGCTCTGAAGCACGTCGTTCATCTGCGCCTTGGCCTCTAGAGCGGC